CTAGGGCTTTCGAAATTACCCTAACACCGTCGTGAGACAGGTGTCCACTCTTTTTATAGATCGGAGTTTGTTATGTACGCAGATCCTCAGAGCGTGACTGTCAACGCGGTTGCGAAGTCGCTTCCGCGCGTCGGTTCTAGCTCGCCCAATAAAACGGGCCAGTTCCAGACAGCTGATTCTGAATTTGACTTCAAAGTCAGCCAGAACGGCACCACCAACCGTTTTCGTCGTGAGGTTCGCCTCACTCAGAAGAAGGTTGCGGTTGATCCTATCAGCGCAGTGAATAAGGAGGTTTCGGCCTCCGTCATCATTGCTGTCGATGAACCCAAGTGGGGTTTCACCGACACTGAGCTGGGGTATCTTACCTCAGCGATCATCGCCTGGTTTACCGCGGGTAACCGCGATAAGCTGCTGGGAGGGGAGCTCTAGTCACTGCCTACTTCGGCTTAACACACCGAAGATGTGACTAGAATCCTTACGGATGTACATGGCAGGGTTTTCACCACCTTACTCTTAGTGAGGGATGAATGAAAAGACCTACTACACTCCTGTGTCGGGTGCTTCTTAACGAGGCACTGCAGACTAATCTAGCCGTCGAACGTGATTGCGTAGAAATACGCAATCGCTTCAAACACGAGGGAATGAGCTTTCTTACAATCGCTCTCCCTTCTTTGGATGATGCTCTGATCCAGGGCATCACTCAAGGGTTCCTCACACCATCTATGTTTCACGGATTTAAACCGTGCAAACGTGGTGGAATGCTCCCCGCCTTTATGGCAGGGTTCTTCAGGAATGTGTTTGAAGATAACGGCTGGTTAAAGGAAACGCCATGTATACACTCAATAAGAGCGATACGCCAGGTAACTCGCCTCTTTAAAAAGGTCGAATTACCATGCTCAGCCGCTCGAATTAAACGAGCTTATGAGAGGTACGTTTCCAATGACCAGAGCATCTCAGGCTGCCTTGATAGCGGCAGCGATGTGTGGAACTTTGTTCGCAACATCGCTTGCTATCTATGGGCTGACCTCGAAGGTTTATCTGGAGCACTATATTGTGCTCCAGGAGTCTTCGGGTCGGGTGCCACTGCAGAACGTTTGGCTTTCAACGAAAGACATTCAATCCGACAGTGGCCGCGACGGGGAGATGAAAGTTTCCCCGCCTCGTTCCATACCTCCCATTCCGAGGGCGGATCCGAGCTATATGATAGCTTAGATCTTCTCGAAGAGGAAGAGGAAATGCCTGCACGTGTTGTGCAGGTGCCTAAGACGCTAAAGACTCCGCGTACTATCTCTGTGGAGCCCAGCTATATGATGCTAAGACAGCAAAGTATAGCAAAGCCCCTAATGGATCTTCTCGAGAATGGATACCTCGGGTTCAGATCCATACGATTTACAGATCAAACTGTGAATCGTGAGTTAGCGCGAATTGGCTCTATCGATGGTAGTTTATCCACCATCGATCTTTCCGATGCATCTGACCTCGTCTCTTTGGACGTTGTTAAGATGATCTTCGAGAGCTGCCCTAGTTTCCTCCAGTTTCTGTTGGATTCTAGGACCAGTAGAGCTCAGTTGCCAGACAACTCCGTGATAACTTTACGGAAGTTCGCCTCTATGGGAAGCGCTCTGTGTTTTCCCATCGAAGCCATGGTGTTCTTCACGATAGCAATTGCATCGATGATCCACCAGTCTGGTCGGGGCCCGTCTAAATACAAGTTGGAGCAGCTTTCTAAACAGATCGCTGTTTACGGTGATGATATCATCGTTCCAACGGAGACGGCAGATGGAGTCATGGATTGGCTCGAAGCTTTCGGGCTTCGGGTTAACCATGATAAGTCCTTTACCAAAGGATTCTTTAGGGAATCCTGCGGCGGCGACTATTATCGTGGGGAGGATATTACTCCTTCCTACTGTCGCCAGTGGGCTAACTCCATTGACACTCGTAACCCGCGTTTTGTTGCGGCATGCGTGTCATTATCCAATCAACTTTATGTGAAAGGACTTTGGCATGCAAGCCAATACATACGCGAGTCCGTTGAACAGAAACTCGGACCTCTCGCACGAACCCGTTTCCCTGTTGGATGTCTTACATGGCGTTCACTGTTCTTTGACAGTGGGCTCCAATACGACTCCAATAGTAGCGGATATCGTGTGCGAGGCTTTGAGTTACATGCTCAACGACGCTCAGATCCGGTTCTCGACATTCGAGGAGGGATGCTCGTGGCTTTCGGGCCACAAGCAGCTCAAGAATATCGACGTCGGTTCGCTATATCAGCGCGTCAGTACAATACTGACAGACTGGCAATACGAGCCGATCTTCCTACAGGACGATCTAGTAATAGATTACCTGATGGACGATATTTCTCTTCCAAGAGTGGAGAGAATTTTCAGAGAAGCCTACAATGTGATTCTAGTCCTGTTTCGGGATGTATCCTGGATAACCTTGCAAATGCACGGCTGTCTTTGGGCACGTTTCCCAATGCGGGACCAGTTTCCATACAAGGAACTCTGCGTGAACCTGGAAGCTGGGAGGAATGGGACCGGTCCATCATGGACTGGCTCAAACCCTCACTTCCTAGGGATCTCAGCACGAGTGTGAGGCCCTACGCCCTCAAGATGAAGCGTAGGAAGGTTCCTGTTCCTAGAACAGGTTTAAACTGGTAGCAATACCAGTTTAAGCAAGGAGAC